TGGCACATATGGAATGTGCAAATGATGGTAAGAGGACAGGCCATGCGAAGACCAACAAAAAACAAGCGTATAAAACCAAAAGGTAAAGGATCCAAAGCACGTGGTATCAACTGGAGAAGGGGAGGTCATGTTAATGGATAACGAACAACGGATAAAACAACAATCTGAATTTGTTATGGCACTGCACAAAGCCGCAAATCAAAAAGAGTACAATCACAAACAAAAAATATCACTTGCAAAATTAGGTAAAAAAATGCCTCGTAAAGCAATAACCAAGGAGAACAAATGAACAGAAAAAGAAAAGAAGAAATAAAAAAACGAAACGAGAAGATACAAAAAGCAATTGATAAAAATGATAAAAAAGAAGGCAGTAAGTTAAGACAACTGCTGGCTGAATTAAACGAATCACGTGGCCCGGGGGACAGCAAAGGAAGGGCAGAGGACATTTTAGAAATAATCAAAAAACGTGAATACGAAAAAGAACTAGATAGAACACTAGAAAGACACGCAACACTGTTGTCTAAAGTGTTTCTTAATAAAATTTTTATCAGCATACTCAACAACAAATAAATATGTGTATCATTCATTTATGACATTTTATGAATGTGTTCTCATATGCAAGGTCAACAGTTTTTTAGTCGAGGCTGTTGGCCTTTTTATACCTCCTCATAATATTCCTTATAAATAATTTGAACTTAAGGCTTTAGAAATAAGCATTAGGCATATCAAGCACCCCAGATTTCGTCATAGTAGTCTGGGGTGTAAATTAAACTAACAGAACAAAAAAGGAAAATATACAATGAAACAATTAGAAGACAAAGATCTTGTGCTTATGGCACAAATTATAGATGCATCATCTCAGAAAGGTGTATTCAAAGCACCCGACCTAGCAATAATAGGTGATTTATACACAAAAGTTGTAGGATTACTACCAAAACAACCAGCCAAAGAAGAAGTAAACAATGAGCAAAAATAGAGTAGAACAAGAATGGTTAAACATACTCAAAGGATTTGCAGACGGTTACTGGAAAAAAGAAGTCGAAGAAGCACACAGTCTTTTTGATACACCTTATCCTGACAAAAGCGAAAAGGATTATATCAAAAAAACTACATTCTTAGACAATGGTAAACGTGCAAAACTTATGTTGTTGAAATATCTAGCACAAGCATCATCAGGTGCAGTGCATCCAACTGGTATGAATAACCAAGAAGAGAAAAGTGAAGCGGCAAAATTGCTTTCGATGGCACAAAAAAGGCTTGACAAAAAAGCAAATGAGTAATGTCCAAAATACCATTCAAAGTATTTTTAGACACGCTGAACATAATCAGTAATCAGACCACACCACCCGTACACCAAGAAATATGTGATTGGTTAGAAAACACTGACGACCACCCTAGACGTGGATTACAAATGTTTAGGCATGGTGGCAAATCGTTTTTGATAGGTGCGTATGTTTGCTGGAAATTGTTTCACGATCCTAACTGGAGTTGTCTATTAATATCAGCCAAACGTAATCTAGCATTAAGGAACAGTTTGTTCATACGTAACATGATTGAGTCACACCCCATGTTGCAGGACATGAAAAGTGATCTGTATCAATGGAAAGCAGAAACGTTCACAGTGGAGCGACCCATAATGCAGTTGAACCCAAGTGTTACAGTAAGTTCACTGGGTGCATCATTCACAGGATTTCACGCTAGTATGGTAATTGCAGACGACATAGAGACGAGTGACAACGTTATAACTGCTGATCAAAGGGACAGGATCAAGGAGCGTGTAAGTGAATTTGGAAAACTTTCAAATCAAATTCTCATGGTAGGAACACCTCACCATGAACAAACCATATACGATCATTTAGAAAGTGTTGGTTATGAATTCAAACGTATACCAGTGGTAAGGAAACGTGATGTGATACAAGAAGACAGCACAGTTGCCGAGGAAGATTACCTAGCATGGGACAACCATCCAGAAAAAATGTTTACATATGAATGGTTGGATCAACAACGCAGAGAAACAACCACAGGTGATTTCAATTCACAGTATATGTTGATTCCTGAATCAACTTATCAACCATTGGTACAATTAGAAAACATCAAATACTACGATGATGAATTGAAATGGAACAGCATAGCACAACCTTTTGGTAATGCAATAACCACGTGTACATTGGGCAGACACAACATTGAACGTATATGTTCATACTGGGATCCAGCACAAGGATTGAGTGGTAGAGATAATTCTGTTCTATCCATATGTGCCAGAGACAGTGAGGGTAATACTTTTGTGCATGACATAAAAGTATTGAGTGCAGTAGACAAAGAAACAAAAGATTTTACAGAACAGTGTAGAGAAATTATTCATGCTTGTGCTTACCACAAAATAAGTCACGTATACGTTGAGGAAAACTTTTCTGCAACGTTGGCAAATGAATTACGTAAAGTTGCAAGAGAAATGAAAGTGATGGTACAAGTGATTGCAGAATTTAGATCCAAAAACAAAATGGTATTCATTGCACAAACATTAGAACCTTTGATCAAAGTAGGACGTATGTTTGTTCATGAGAGAGTAAAAGAAACACCGTTCATGGATGAGTTACAAGCGTTCCCTCAACCAAGGGTGCATGATGACTGTATTGACGCAACCAGTGGTGCAATAAGTCACTTGCCTAATTTAGCCGTGGATGTGTCCAAAGTTGCTAAGGTATTCAACCCTTTGCAACGCTCTGGATCCAGTTTCAAAATCAATTGATCCGATAAATAATTGGACTGACAAGATTATTTATAATATAACACACACGCGAAAGGGATATTATAAACACACACGCGAAAAGGAAAAAAAGAATTATGAAGGTATATTCAAAACTAGTTTGGGACAAAGACTTCAACATCATAGAAGAATTATCATCCGAGTACAAAGGACCAGTGGCACAGATGATGTGTTCATCTCCACCACCCCCTCCACCACCACCACCACCACCACCACCGGCTCCAGCACCAGCACCAGCACCGACTCCAACATCAAGTAGAGCAAGAGGTGTAGGACAGACAAGAACAGCGGCCGCAAGAGGCAGAGGTGTTCTTATCACACAGAGACCAAGTGCATTAGGTGTTAGTGAAGAAGAACTAGGAGCGGCACCACAGAGAAGAAGTTTATTACAACCAACAATTAGAACAGCACAGAATGTTATTAGATTATTAGGAGGTGGTTACTAATGTGTATACCTAAAGCACCAAAGATGCCTAGTGCAGAAGAACAAGCACAACAGCAATTAAAAATTCAAAGAGAATTGCAGGCTGATGCAGATTCTAGAGCGGCTGAACAATTAGACGCGGAAAGAAAAAAAGCCGCAGTAGCACAACAAAGATCAAGAAGGGGTAGAAGAGGTAGAAGTAGTTTAATCACACAGAGATCAGGTGGACTTTTAGGCATATCAGAAGAAGGTGGCTTAGGTTCAGATTTCAAAACTCTATCAAATCTATAATTGAATGAAAGATTACATCGCAAGGGCATATAAACTTGCCAAACAAGAAAGAGACAAACACGAATCAGAGATATCTGAAGCGTACCTTTACACAAGACCCAACAGAGACATCTACAGAAAAGATGCAAATGCAACAGACAGAACAAAGATATTTGATTCAACTGCACCAGACGGTGTTCAGACCCTAGTATCCACGATCCTTAATTTGTTGATTCCGCAAAACCAACAATGGGCCACTCTTTCCGTGCGAGAAGATCTAAAGGAGAGAGTAGCGACTGATGTCAAGAAAGCATTAGACGTTGCTAACAGAAGAGTATTCAAAACAATCAGAGACAGCAACTTTTACATAGCGGCATCGGAAGCATTAACAGATGCAGTCATAAGTGGCTGTGGTTGTATAGGTATGTACGAAGACAAGAACATTGATTTTGTAGCAGTACCAAGTCACCAATTATATTTCTTAGATAACCATCAAGGAGAAATAGAAACAGTATTCAGAGAACACGAATTACCAGGACATTATCTTTTAGAAAACTTCATAGATATGTTGCCTGAAGAAATGAAAAAATTATGTGGAGCAGATCCATACAAAACACACAAAGTATTAGAAAGTTGTTTGAGATTACCAAACGCATCAGAATTTACATACACAGTGCAAGTTGGCAAAGAAATGACCATACTAAAACAAACAAGTATGCCAGTGCAAATGTTTACCACTTTCAGATTTGGAAAAACTGTTGGTGACATGTGGGGCACAAGTCCTGTAAGAGAAGCATTGCCGCATATCAGAGTAGTCAATGAAGCACAGATGTTGTTTATGGAAGCCGCTTCTTACCTAGCATTAGGTAGTTGGCAGGTTAATTCAGACACAGCAGTCAATTTCGCTAACATGAAATTGAGACCAGGAGATGTAATCACTGTAGATTCCCCTTTACAAGCAATACCATTTCCTGGACAACTCAACATCACGGAAGCAACAATCAATGATCACAGAGCAATGATAAGACGTATGTTGTTCAATGATGCAATATTACCACCAGATGAATCAAAATATCAAACTGCCACAGAAGTACAGATTAGGCAGTCTGAATTCTATCGTAGAATAGGTCCTAGTGGATTAAGACTAGAACAAGAATTTTTAAGACCATTGGTTGGTAATTTAATTAAAAGATTACAGATGAGAGGTGAGGTAGAAGACTTTGCAAGATTCGGTGACATCAGCGAATTGGTTGTAAACTCAGCAGTCAAAAGAGGTATTGCACTTACAGAGATCACAAGAGACTTACAGTTGGTACAAACAATCACACAGTTGGGTCCAAACGCATTGGTTAATTTAGATCTACAAAAACTTGCACGTAAAATATTAAGAGATGGTGATATGTCACCAGAAGTATTGAAAACAGAAGCAGAAGTACAAGAAACATTGGATCAACAATCACAACAAGAGCAGGCACAACAGTTGCAGGCATTGGCACAGCAATTACAAGACCAAAATCAACCACCTTCAGTTTAGTCCTCATAAATAGAGTTGTAAACGAACAACAACTGTAACTAAAAAAACTGAACATGAAGAACTCACAAACGCAATTACAACAATTCTATAGACAGATCTTTGAATCACCTGCCGGCAAAGCAGTATACGAAGATTTAAATCGCGTGATACATCAAACAAGAGTAACCAGCGATTCACCTAATCCATATGCGGCAGTATACCAAGTGGCTCAGCAACAACTGTTGAGAAGGATAGATAATATGTGTCGTGAACGTAGTGTTCATAACAACAAGAAGGAGCATATAATCTAATGCCAGAAGACAACACACAAGCACCCGCAACAACGGAACACTTGATAGACACACAACCAGAAGCACCAGTAGAAACAGTGCCAACACCAGAACAAGAGGCCGCTACACAACCAGAAAGACCCGAGTGGTTGCCTGAAAAGTTCAAAACACCAGAGGACCTAGCCAAGTCATACACTGAACTAGAAAAGAAAGTCAGCACCAACAAAGTGCCTGATGCTTACGATTTCAGTATGACCAAAGATTTAGGACTGGATGAAATGCCAGATGATTTGAGCAAAGAAGTAACTGACGTGTTCAAAAAATCAGGATTCACACAGGATCAAGTCAAAACAGCCATGGCACTCTACTCAGATCAAATGGGCAAACTGCAACAACAAATGGCAAGCACACCCAGAGTTGATCTAGATCAAGAACAATCAGCACTGCAACAACAGTGGGGCAACGACTACGCAGACAGACTGGAAGCAGTCAAGAAATATGCAGGAACACTGCCACAGCGTATGTTGGATCAACCATTGGTGGACACAGCAGAAGGCATACAGTTTTTGGAACAATTAATGAGCAACAACAGAATGCCCAACCCAATAACAAACACACAAGCATCAGCACCCAAAGATGCCAACACGATCAGAGAAGACATCAGATCCATGAGACAGGATGACAAATTCAAACTGCCTCCGGGAGATCCTGTTGGAGAGACACACAGACAGAAGTTGTACAATTTGTATGAACAACTTACTAGACTGGGTGGTTAATGCAACTAGCCAATCAACTGGACCTACGGCAATACATCGCGGAGTTTAGGGGCCTATTGAGCCAAAGCACCTGCGATGAAATCATTGAATGGAGCCGTACACTGCCCGACAGCACAGACGCATGGTCGGGCTGGGCCACAGCCGAGAGTGCCCTCACAAACACACAGAATGCAGTAACCAACACACGCATTTGTGAATTCACCATGTTGGACCAACAGCATGGACCATGCTGGCACAACATACAAACAGCACTCAAACACATCATACAACAGTATCCTTACTATCACAAAGCCACAGAACACACAGGTGTACAGTTGATCAGATATGGAGCAGGCAATAAATTTGAAGAACACATAGATCATTATGGTGGAGCCAATAGAACATTGAGTTGTAGCATGATGCTAAATCAAGATTACGAGGGTGGAGCACTACAATTCTGGCAAGGTCAATATCAAGTGCCTGATTTACGCACTGGTGATGCTGTGGTATTTCCCAGCAACTTTTGTTATCCACATGAGATAACACCAGTTACAACAGGCACAAGATACGTGCTGATAGTTTGGTTCTCATGAAGAAAAAACAATCCTATCCCATACTGTGGACCATGTACCACACAGCCATAGTGCTGGAACTGTTC